ATAAGGAAAAATCAATGATTCCACCGACTTGTTTCAAGGTATCCCCACCACTGAGAAAACCTGTTATTGTTCCTAAGATACCCATTACTTCGCCTCTTTAGTCTTTTTAGAGTGTCTAAACCAAAAGTCTATTGTCTTACCGAATGAAGCAATAAAACTACCTAAAATAATGTTCAATAAATCCCTATGAGTTTCATCAAGTTCTAATGTTGGATGAAACAACAAATGTAATATCCAATACAATAATCCGAACATACCAACTGTGATGCTAAACTGCATCCAATCAGGTAGACCATCTCCCCCATAATATTTATCAGGACCTGTTGGTAAATTTCCATTAGCAATTTTTTGAATAGTTTCTTTCATAATTACAGCCTTGTGTATAAACCAGTTTCTTTTTCAAATATATTATTTAGATTGTCGGCATAAACACCATCGTATTGTTTCACAACTTTTGGTATACCTTTTCTAACTCTAATAAATTTCATTATGTATAAATCTTTACCTCTATCTAAATCAATGGCCACATGAGTTATACTTTTTGAGTTTCTACCAATCTTAATTGTTAAACCATTTTTACCTATTGACATTTGTTTAGCACCAGTCATCATGATAAATTTGTTACCACCTAATTGTCTTAACAATGTTTTTGCCTGTGATTGGTTTAGTCTTTCATTTACTTTCTTTGATTTTAATAATTTTTTCTTTTCTTTGTCTTTTGATATAGCTTTAACTTTCTTGATTAAGTTAGGACCTGCTGGTTCTTCTCCAATCTTCCCATCTATACCGTAACCACAGGTTCCCTCTCGTATTTTTTTTCCACCTTTACTTTTTATAATTTTTCCTATTTTAGGATTTTTATCTTTTGTTGACCATGTCATTTTGTTGAAGTTTGGTGTGCCTTTGTATCCAGCTCTAGCCAATAAAGCATCGAGTTCATCTAAATCCTTATTTGTGCTACCTCGTTTAAGTTTATATACGGCTTCAACCATCCCCTCTTTTTTAAGTTTGTCTTTTATCTTCTGAAATATACTTTTAGCTTTTTTATGTGCCGAGGGGTCTTTATCAGCATAGGATTTATTTTTAGCAGTCATAACTGAAACTTTTTTTCCAGCTTTGTTTTGAACAACCATTCTTTGAGCAGCAGCAATGGCTGCTGGATTTTCATTTAAATTAAATTCTTCATCAATAGCTTGTATAAAAAAGTCAACATATTCTTCTATTTCTTGTCGGACTTTTGCGGGGAGACCTTTATGTTTAGTTTTGGCGTATTTTTCAACATCTTTTGGTTTCATTTCTTTCGCGGCATCTTGAGCAGCTTTAGAAAATTTACTTGCGGGTTGTTCACCCTTTTGGATTGACCGAACAATTCCCATGAACTTCTGTTGTTTCTTGGAAACCGAAGGCATTTTATCCCCTCATTATAGAGTTGATAATAGATTCAATTTTAGTTTCAGGTTTTTGCTCTTCTACACCTTCATTGACTGGTCTCATAAAAGCACCGTGTGTGGATGGATTGGATACAAAGTCAAAAGCAATAAGTTCAAAGTCTGGTTGAACCTCAACAGTTCCATCCTCACCATTCTTTTCATTTACTGGCTCTACACTGCCTAATCCTCTTGATGAAATACCAAGTTTAATACCTGATTTAAATAGTTCTTTTAATATGTTTCCACTTGGTGTAGATAGAACCTCCACAGTTCCTAAAAGGTCATCACCATCCCAATGCATCTCAATAACGTTATGTGACGCATTATTCAAATTAACAACAGAGGATTCTGGATGGTCGAGTTCACCGAGTGCTCTTCGTTCAGCTACCTGTTCTTCTAAATATTTAGAAACTTCTTTTAATAATACTTCTCGTGGGTAAACTCTTCCGTTTTGATTCTTTGATTCGGCTCTTTGTAATACACCTTTTACAACAAGTCTTCCATTATTTTCTTTTATGGACTCGTCTATTTTTTGTCTTGATATCTCGAATGGTCTAACGTCTACTAATAATTTTTTGTTCATGATATTACCCCAAATCACCTGTGTAAATAAATGTTATATTTCCGACTACCGGACTCCCATCAGCTTGTTCCCAAGCGATAGGATTAATATCTAGTCGTATAGGTCCTGCCCCATCGTCTATTTTTGAACCGGAAATATATGTTGTTAGGTCACCATGACCACCACCTAAAGATGCTGTAGATTCATAACAAAAAGTATATGACCCTTCAACATTTACCATGATATAATTTGGTCTATCTTGAATCACCTTTGACGGTGGAGTAGTAGCCTTGCTAATCGCACTGGCAGGTCGACCCTTTGGTGTTTGTTTTTTATTATTATTAGGATCTGCTTGATAAGCTGACATTTATCTTCCCCCCCAAGATGAGCGTTTTACCCAAATATCAAATAGGATATCTGATACCTCTTTTCTAATTTGTTTTTTAATTTTTTGTAAATCATCTTTTGATACATTCTCGTCTATGAATTTATAGCCCGTTTGTTTCTCTATATCTTTTTTTCTTTTTTTATTAATTTTCTTACCGAAAGCATAAGGTGTCATAATAGGGTCTATACTAGCAGTAGTCGTTATTTCACTAATTTTTTGTTGAAATAGTTTCATTACCAAACCCCTTACTATTTCGTTAAATCTTGTCGAGTTCTTTTGAAAGTTCATAATATCTCAATAATTGAACAACAGAATTATCATCTGTATTTTTTGATTCTTTGAGACAAAATTTTTCCACACAGTTAATTGCCTCTTGTAATTTAATCTGTAAAACTTTATCGTTTACTTTTTTTACTTTTTTATTTAACGTTGCCTTTATATTTGGTATTTGCTTTTCCACAAATATTGAAAAATTGTTTGTGTTTGAAATATTACTTATATATTCCTTCAATATATTTTTTTGTTCATCAGATAAATTTGAATATTTTTTGTTGAATTTTTCTAATAGAGTTTTATAAGATAATATACGTAAATCTTTATCTTTAAATTCTTGTGGCATATAAGATTTTTCTTCTTTATGCTCAACGGTGGTAACGTTTTCAATTATTATAAAATAACTCTCTGTTTTCTCATCAGCACCCATTTGATTAATACCTTCGAATAATTTGTATATGGATGCGTATAATTTATAATTTGGAATCTTCGAGCTAAATAATTGATTAACATCATAGTTCTCCTTTATCGAGGCAATGATGTTATATTTTTCTCTTCTTAAATTTTGGTTATTCAGTTTATCTCTTTGTCTTATAACCTCAGATAAAAAGAAATCAGCTTTTTTATCTGATTTAAATTTTTGATTAATTAAAGTATTGTAAAGTGCTAACTCTTTACCTATCTCAGTATGTTCATTAAATTTAGCTTTTATAATTTTTAGAGCCGGTGACTCTTTCTTTTTATTCAACACATCAACGGTGACTTGTCTAAGTAAAAACTCAAACAAAAGACCTGTATTTCTCAATTTACTGTGCTTAAATCTGCTCATAAAATATTCCAAAGTAATTTGATACAATTATTCATATATAAATATAACAGAATTTAGATTAAGAGGTATTTTAGTCTTTTATTATGTTGTCTTCACTTAACATAGACTGTCTTTTTTTAGGAAACTTTTCCTTGAGTTGGTCTAATATACCTTCTCTGGCAACAACTGTGCTTGCTTTTGAAGTAGCAAAAGGTGATTTACCTTTAAATTCTCTTTTACCATATGACCTATCAACATCCTTGAGTGAAGTGTGACCGTATTTATCTTTCATAGTCTCCCTATCTTTGAACGGGTCTTTTTCACTTCCCCCCCAATCGCCTTGACGTGACACGGTAAGTTCGTCATCATCTTCATCTGTCTCAGGCTCTTGTTTCGAAGGGTCATTCCCTTCTTGTTCGATTTGGTCAAGTCTAAATTTTTGTTTAGTGTCTTCAACAATTGACTCATAAATGGTTATTTTTTCTTCATCGCTTAAATCAAAAACATTGTCATAAATCCAATTTCTACTGAACAATTTTGAATCAATTGCTTTTTCGGCTATATCAAGTTGTTGATTCATCAATTCTAATTTCTCTTGTTCGTGTATCATAGAGGGGTTTTGTAATTCTAATGAAAAGTCAATCAAATCTGAATCATCAAACCCTTGTGAATATAAATGGACTATACCTATTTTGGTTAACTCGCTTACAATAATTTTCTGTAATCTTTCTATGGTTCTAGCAAATCGGACATCTTCAGCAGCTAAAGTGGCTTTACCACCACTTAGTCCCTCTTCGTATCCTAAGAAAGCCTTCGGTATTCTTAGACTCGCCATAAGTTTGTTTCTTAAATATTCTATGTCGTCTATTTGGTCATTGTTAGAAAGACCTGGTAGAGTATCAATCTCCGTTCCACTGTCTCCACCACGAACAGGTAGAAAGTAATCTTCGGTAACTGACTCTACATTATATTTTAAGTTATACTCACCTGTGTTTTGGTCAATAACAGGTGTCTTCTTCATCTTGTTGATGATTCTTTGCATAAACTGTTCAACTTCTCTCGGTGGTATGTTACCAACATCAATCTTAAAAACTCTTTTTTCGGGCGCTCTCATAATACGGTGTATCAACATAGCATCTTCCATGAGTGTCAATTGTTTAAATATCTTTCTTCCATTCTCAAGTATTGAGCGCCCGTAAGGTAAGAAGTTTGTATCTGATAAAAGACGAAAATGTGCTATTTCGTAATTTTCTTTTACCTCTTTTTTATCAGTTGCAATTTCGAATTGTATAAGTTGTGGATTTTCAACATCATGGTCTTCTAATCTTGTTATGTCATAAGCAGAAATAGGTTTAACATTTACCACTCCATACTTGTCTAAAATATCAAGTTGTAAATAAAAGTCACCATATTTTGTCATATTACGAATCCAACTCCAAAGATTAAATTCAATATTTATAATATCATAAAATAAATTATGTAAAATTTTCTGAACTTTCGTGTTTTCGCTTTTTACTTTTAAAATTTCACCTTCTATGTTTTCTACGGTTGATTCATCAGAATATATATCAAGAGCAGACGAAATGATTGGGTCTTGATCCATTAATTCATAATCCTTGAACAAATCGTGTTTTCTAATTTCGTATGCTGCTCTCCTATTCTCAGCAACCGAGTAGGGGTTGGAATAAGTCCT